AAAATAAATTTTGAATTATTAAATGGTCCAAATGGAAAACCCGCTAGCATTTCTGCTAGCGGGTTATTACCGCGAATAATCGGGGAACCATTGGCCTACCCTATCGCGGCCCGCAGCAAGTCACTGATTGCTGCCACAGTACGCGGCTAGATTGTGCTGTCACGCGGAATAAGAGAAACGATTTTCTCTAGCGCGTCAGCTATGCGCTTTAAGCTGATTGCAGCGCTCGAATGGAAAGCGCCGGGATCAATCATATGAATATCGGGTTCAAGACGGGCAACAGTTTCCAAGTATCCTTCAACCCGTTCCTTTTCACCAGCCAAGTTTAATCACCTCCTTTTAAAACAGCTATTTGATTTGGGAAACTATAACCAAGAAACATTCGTCTGCCTGTCGGACTTCAAAGGCGGCTTTGCCTTTGTCTATAGGATATTGAACCACAGGCCCGGCCCAGCTTATCGTATGATCCGCGCGGACCATCTGGTTACGCGCAAACTCAGCTATGGCAAATTCTTTTGAACAATCATCCGACATAGTATCACCTCCTTAAAAGGGTATATCATCATCCGGCAAGGGTTGCTCCGCATCGGCAGGGCGGGGCGGCACATATGCAATGGTATTGGGGGCCTGTCGCGCTATCGCTTGACGTATCTCTGTTAGCGTCGGTTTCCTCCCCATTTTCCCGTACCGCCTGTTGAGCATTTTCTTGATTGCTTGCGGGCTCATTCTGCGAACCATTTTGCACCTCTAAATGCGGTTCAACCGCGTGAAAGTTTTCAACGCGTCCGCATGGAAAATCTGGAACGATATGGCCTTGCGACATAAGGCCAACCTTAGCCCAAGCAATAAGCCAATCAACGGACGTATATTCTTTGTACTTGGTGGCGGGATTTTCAATGCTTGGATTGTCGGGATTGAATGGAACGGCAAAGATTATCTTTTTGCCGTTTACGTATACGTCTCCGCCAATCAAATGGATTTCAACGCGCATTGTTTGGGATAACTCTTAGCTGTGATCCGTTGAAAATAAATAGAAGACCGTCCGCGTTTTCCACAACGTAACGGGTCTCTCCGCTTTTCTTGTGGACTATGCCGCGAATTTCGCCGCGAAAGTTATAGTCCCCGCCAAGCTTTTCAACCTGTATCCCTATCGCGTATATCATTTCCTATAATGCCTCTTATACGTTAGCGCTGTATGCCCCAAAGCTGTTACGCTCTTTAATCTTGTAACTGCAAAGAATGGCAAGCGCGGGAATAGATACGGGCACCAACAGTTATGGCGTTCCTCAAAATTTCTTTGCCACGGCGAAACATATACCCGCCGCTTTGGCGTCGGATAATTGCATGAGGGTTTAGGGCTCAAAACTTCACCTTACTAGGCCCAAGAGATACGCAAATTCCAAGCATCGGAATAGGAAAAATGAAAGCCCGTCTTTTTGGAACATCGACGTACACTCCAATAAAGAAATCATACCAGCAAAACATTGGCGTGACTTTCATCCAATCACCTGTAGATGCTTCGCCTCTAAATCCAAGTCCCAAGCTTTTGACAGATGGTCACGCAAAACGCGCGGCGAAATTATGCAGCCATTGGAAGCTGTGAAATTCATAAGCTTGTTGTCACCATGCCAAAGCAAACCGGCCCTATCATGTGGGTTAAAATCCACAGGCTTTAGAATGGCAACCTGTGGGCCTAAATCGTGACCACCATTGTCTGTATAATGACTGTCGCCAGTCCAACGGACAATTTCCCAAAGCCCACGCGGAATTGGACCGTGCCCAACAATGTTTTCCAAGGCGGGATTATTGAGAGCGTCACCATTGCCGGAATAACCGGAACCAATGATAAGACTGTTAAACCAAACTTTGCCAAGGCTCTGGCTGTAAATAATCATAGTGTAAACCTCTCCCGCTGTTCGCGTTTCTGTCGCGGCTTCCAATTCAGCTTTCCAGCGTTGAACGCTTGGCGCATGAATGGCTTTGCGAAATGTTGCGCTGTGTCTGACATATGACGGCGCGGGCTATCATCGGAATTCCACCACGCCTCAAAGGCTTGGTAATCATCCGACATGGATAACCCCGCAGATAATGCAGATTGCGAGGGCAGCGCCGGAAGCAATTATGCCCCACGCAAGCCCGTCTGCGAAAGCCCACCTATAAAGTTGGCGCATGTTCATTTCCCCTTGCGCGGGAAACTGCGGATCATTTTGCCCCGCGCTTCCGCGAATTGTTCTACCCAATCTCGAATAAGATATTCGGGCCAAATGATTGTAAGCGGAGTGGCACCATTAAGCGGCACAATAGAAGCAGCGACACAAGGAACAACATCGCCTTGTGCGGGGTCACTGTTGCCGGTTGCAATTTGCCAGCTTCCCACAACAACATAGTTGGGGCTATCGCCGGGAATAAACGCGCCCGGTGCGATACCGGGGACAGGCGGAACATTATCAGACATTAGCAGCACTCCCTTAAGAGAAGGCCCCGCCGCCCGGAGAGACGGCGGGGTAATCCGGCGACAATGGGGCTAGGTTCTGTTCACCACTCCCGAAGCGCCTAACGCTCTTGCCGGTTGCAACCAGCGTCACGCTATTAGAACAATACTTCGTCTTTCTTGTCGCGCGGCTTGCTCTCGAAAGCATACAGCGCAACCGGCTTGCCGCTTTCCTGATCCGTACCGGACCAGATAAGGCGGATAAGCTTTTCGGTATGTTCGTCCCCGGCCTTGGTGGTAACAGGAACGTCACGGCCAACAAAGGCGGAAGCTTGCGGGCCTTCGACCCGAATAATGTATCCGCCTTTTTTCTTGTCCGTGCTGTACGTCGCGCGGTGTTCGCGCTTCGCTTGTTTTTCGGCCATAAATCACCTCACAAAGAAAAGCCCCGGCTATTTTTACCCGCCGGGGATAGGGCTCGTATTACGGGCGGTATTACCGCCTGTAATTAGTTACAGCGCAAAGCCCGTCTTGATCTGCGTCGGGGTCTTGCCGTCCGCCGCATCATTGAACTTGGCCTTGAGGGCGGCAACTTCGCCTTCGATGCTGCCAAAGATTTTGGCAACATCGGCCTTGGTAATAGCGTAGCTGGCGGGGTTGGCGCAATTGCCAAGGACGCACAAGCTGTCCAGAACATTATTCACGCGCGGAACCAGAACCGTGGCTGTGCGCTGTGCCGGGGTCTTGGTATCGGCGGCAGCGGTAGACGCGGCAGGGGCGGGTTTCTTGTCGGCCATTCTCAGTCTCCTTTGGGTTTTAGATTTCCAGCGATTTGCTGGCGGTTGAACGGAAAGACCTTACTACGAATTTCGGTTCGCCCGCAATAGAGAAAGAGGGAGCGGGGTTCTGCCAAGTCACTTTTTCGCCCTGTATAATCCGCTCAAGATCGTTAAAGGACAGCTTGCCGCCCTTGGTGGCGATTTTGTGCCTTTTACAGTCTTTTTTAAGTGGATTATTGCACTTACATTTTTCCGAATTCCCTAAATCAATTCCATACAATTTCTTCCCGGCGAAATGTCCAATAGGGCAATTTGCTGCTTCTAATTCCCAATCCCCCAATTTTTCCGATTGCGGTAATACGGATATGTCGCCTTGCTTGGCAATAATTAGGCTGTCTGTGTCGCAATATATAATGTGTTTCGCTCCCACTTTATGAATTGCTTTTAAAAGCATGGCGCGAGTACAGCCAGTAATGGAAGCGCCGGTTGCGACATTATTATATAAAGGACGGCCCCGCCAATCGTCCCCAAAATTCTGTTTGTATTTCCAAAGCGCCTCCCGCCTATGTACTTCCAAATCTCCCCATTCCGCCGCCAATTCCCAACCGTTATTAAAGTCAACTTCCGTCCCACCTCTCACATAAATATAATCGTAATAACGGGCGGGATTTTGCGCCAGCTTTCCATAAAGCGCGTTCATCATTCTTTTCCCGACATTATATTGTATGGGATGCGTTTTCTTATTGTGGCTGGCTTTGTACTTGAACCAATGTTGAATATAGGGACCGAAATTTATTGTTTCGGTTAGCCGAATTATGTTTGTGATTTTCTCCCGTTCAAATAATCCCAATTCTTTAGCGGCCACATATTCCCAACCTGTGACATTGAATTGCCCCCAACCTGTCGGGAAATCTAATCCTGTTTTTGTGCGAAAGGGAAAGCATCCCTGTTTAACAAAACATTCGAGAGAAATAAAACAACGTTGTTGCTGTTCAATAGAAAGCGCCTTGAATTCTTTAATAGTGGTATGGACAAATTCCGATCCGCAAGGATGATCCAACATCATGGCAGTTGGATAAGCGGAACGAATATCTACAATGTTTACGTGGCGATGCGTACCGGGTCTAAAACATTCCGTCCGCCCACCATAATAAAAATCCCGAAAGACTTCATCAAAACTTGCATTAGTCTTGCCCGGATCAATTCCCAATTCTTTGGAAAATGTGAGAGCGTTACTGGCAATGGTCAATTTAGTCCCGGCAATTTTCCGGTACTCGGTAATTAGATCGAAAAGAGAAACGCAATCCTGTTCCAGATATTCGATGATTTCCGGCATGTGCAAATGCCGAACGTTTTTTTCCATTTTCTCATATTCAATCTCTTTCTTGCCAAACATCGCTAGGGCTTCTGGAATTGCCGCGTAGCTGTCGCGCAATTCTGCTAGGCCCAATTTAATTTTGACAATGCGGCTTCCGATAATTTGCGCTTTAACCGGCTTGCCTTCGTCCGCATGTTTGAGAATAGAGAATAGCAGAAACATGGCGTCAAATTTGCCGCCATTATGAAAGTAGATTACGGCCCGCTGCGTTACCGCCCAGGCTACAAATTCGTCTGTACTATTAAAGGTGCGGAACGTGCTGCCGTCATAAACGCCCCAAAGAAACGGTTCCGGGGCTCTATCGTGTAGGAACGGGTCAGTCTCACAATCCGCCGCGAAAATTCGCAGGGATTGGGACATTTATTCTTCGTCTTCCTCATCCTCCGCAATTTCGCGGTTTAGGTTTTTGAAAGCCGACTTAGGCAGGGGCTTGCGCGTCTTGCCGCCGTTCGTGACCATTGCGGCAATTCCGAACAGGAACGCATTGGCGTTCTGATATTTCAAAACGAAAGACGCAACTAGGGCAATCCATTTTTCCGGGGATGATGCGCCTTCGTTTGATCTACCTTTGGAAGTCCAAAGGTGTAATTGGAACGGGGGATTTTTCGTCCGGTGGAATAGCGCAATACCGGCTTCAATCAGCGCTTCCGCTACTTCGTCACTACTGCCGGAATTCAAGCCCGCGACTTGGTGATATTCCCAACGTCTGCCGTTGCTGGTAATGACCGTGCCCTTGCTTGTGACATTGACAACGCGGGAGTGTTCGTCCCCTTTAACAACATTACGAAGGCGTATCGCCCGGATACCATGCCCCGCAAGTTTGCCTTTGAGCCTCTTGGCTTGTAGTTCTGTGACAGGCCGCAGATTGTCCGTATGTCGCAGATGATTTTTAGCCCGCTTAAAAGCGGAGTATTGGGCGGAAGTTATTTTCTCTTTGCCTTTGTATTCATCAAGCGAGGGAATGAACTTTGAGAATTCCCGTATTTGTTTCTTTTCGGATCGCTTGAGTAAGACAAATGTTTTTCGTCTAGCGGGGCGCTTTTTGCGCCGCCCACTTGACGGTTTCTTTCGCTTTGCCATTGGTCCCCGGAATAAACTCTTGGGGGCATGATCGCCCGCCAAACGCCTAGCCCTGTCACTCTATATATAAAGAGTGGGGACCGGCAAGACCGGACTACACTTATATACATGGGGCTGTTATGGTGCGCCCGATCCGAACCGCTTTAGGCATTGCGCTGTGACAGCTACCTTTACCACTTCGCCAAGGGTTGCGGTTTTCCAAGGGATTATTCCTGTCCCTATTGCCACGTATCTTAACGCCTTCACACCCTCCCATACTGGTTGGAGTTTTGGCAATTCGCCTTGGCCGGTAGAATTTGCTTGGCGTAAACACGCCACCACTGGCGCGGCGCTTGCCCTCAAAGGAACCGTATTCGGCGGGGCTAGCAAAACAACCACGTTCGCTATGGGAGATTTTACAGCGGGCGTACCCGGCGCAAATGGTAATTGCATCTATAATCAAAATCAGTTGAAAAGTTTTTACGCCAACGCGACCATTGATAATTTTGCCAATATCTATTCTTACGGGTTGAATTTGGGAACGCCATTAGTGGCGGGCATATTCAGCGGCGTGACAATAGGCACGATTACGGGCGCAAGAATTCCCGGCAATTCGTTCACAGATGGTTGCCAGATTGGGGCTGGCAATGTGATTTATTCTATGAACGATTTCGATACATTGGTCACTGACTTTATTATGACATGGCCGGGCGGCATAACCGTGACCAACGGTCCTATGACTTTCCCGCTTCGCGGATTGTTCCCAACAGATTTGAATATGCTTGTTGCCGATACCAACGGTATTAATTGGGCGACGGTTGGCGGTTCTGGTTCCAACGGGAGATTGCTTGCTAGGTGCGATTTTACCGGAGCGGGCAATTTGGATTTTTATACTCTCACTTGGGATAATCCCACGCTCTCCGGTTATCTGGTTACAAATTTCAATTCTGTGAATTCTACACGGCCAACGCCTTTTGGCTGGCTTAGTGTTCTGATTAATAACGGTACTGCTTCCCAACCCGTCACCATAGACGGGAAGCTGTACACCTCCTATATGATCCTTACCAGTTTTGACGGTACAAAATACTGGTTGCTGGACATACAGGGACAAGATGCAAACGGCCAAAATTGGCAAGGGAATATAGGAACGGCGCAAGCCGTAATCATGCCGGATGGTATGATGCTGATACATCAAACCAATCAAGACGCCATTGTTCTGCAATCTGTCATTAGCACGGCGCTTTTTAAAATGCTGCCAGTGTTCCCGCCTGTTTCGCTTCCAAGCCCGCCGCCTGATACTGAATTAGCGTTGACCCTGTTCCGCGAAGAAAACGCCAAAACTTAGAAGGAAATTCGCTATGGGTTCTGTCCCCACCAATCTACAACTTGCGTTGAACCAAGTTCCTACCGGCAATCCTTCCTGTGAAGGCCGCAAGTCTATTACGATCCTGATTGATTTTTCCTTGGGGCTTACCTACACCTTGGACTTGTCGGGAGCGCAAGCGCAACTTGCTTGGTTCAAGAGCATCCAAACCCTTTACGTTGACAACAGCGCCAATGCGAACCCCTTTATTATCACTTGCGGGGTAACAACGCAGCGCATCTCTATTCCCGCTGGCGCTTGCGCTTATATGCCGTTGCTGCAACCGGACCAGCCGGTATTGCAGTTTAACACGGCTAGCGCCGTCACTGTAAAAATTCAGCTTTTGAATTTCTTCCTGCCGCCTTGCGTCTGGAATGGAACCACAGGCGGGGCTGGTGGTACGCTTCCCGTGGCAGATGCTATTCTGGACGCTACCGTTGTTGGCGGTAAAGTCCAAGTTACGCAAATTCCTTTCACCATCCAAAGCTTGACGGATGCAAGCGGCACAATTACCACGGGCGGAACCGTACAGGCTTGTGTTCCTGCCAGCGCGTCACGCGCCCGTTGGATTATTAGTAATCCGTCAACGGAAAGCGAAGTTCTGCAATTCGGTTTTGGTTCGCCTCCCACTCACTTTATTGATTTGCTTCCCGGCGCAACGTGGGATGAAAGCGGATCAAGCATTGTTGGCGATGCTGTCCAAATCAAAGCTGCCACCACGGGCCACACCTTTACGGCTTATTATAAATAGGAGTTGAACAATGGGCGCTGTAACACCTCCATATGTCCCGCGCTTCGGGACAGGCGCACCCACAGGCGGAGCGGCAAACGGAACGATTTATTTTGACCGCTCCAATAATTACGCCATGTGGGTTGCGTTTAACGGCGCGTGGCATCAATCAAGTGACGGTGTTGTTGTTCCGCTGTCTATTGTTCAAAACCAGCTTACGGTTTTGAACCAAAATTTTGTCACCCTTGGCGCTCCGCCGACTTCCGGCAATTTGCTTGTGGCCTTGTGTTCCCATAATCAAAACAATATCGGGGTTGGCGCTGGCTGGACACAGGTAGGCGCGCAAAATGGCGTTACGACTTTCGGAACCGGCTGCTATACGAAAACAGCCGGAGTAGGAGAGAGCGCCACACAAACGCCCATAGGAATTGGCAACGGTGGCGGCGGACTTCAGATTTGGGAAATTCACGGCGGGGCCGGTCTTGTTGACGTTTACGCGCAACAGCATGACCAGACTTATGCTCCCACTCTTGTTAACGCCATTACGTCACTTGTGGACAACACGCTTTGCCTGTCTCTCTTTACAGCCAATAATCTTGGCACAATGACAGGGGGCGGCGGACTTACACAAGACCGCAACGTGGCGGGCGGCAATTTCTTAAACAGCACAAACATAAGCGGGCATCAATCCATTCCCACGGCTGGCTTGGTATCGCCACAAGCAACGGCTGGAACACAGCCGGTAGGCGGTTGCGCTATGAGTGTCACCATTAAGTAGGGTACTATGACCGATCAAAAGCAAAAACTTTCCGGCATGGAAATGATGATGAATTCGCTGCTTCGCGCAGCGGGTTTTGATCCGCAAGAATTGACAAAATCCGTTACGGTAGTTGTGGCGGAAATTCAGGGCGGATTACGCGCTACTGTTGACCGCATGACGGCAATAGAAGCGGAGCAAAAATATAACCGGGCATTGTTAGAACATATAATAAGGGAATTGAAAATTCCCCCTATGCCCGCTGGCGAAATCCTGCCACCTGTGGCACACTTAAACGGCGCAAATCATCCCGAACAATAAAGGAGAATTATTATGAGCGGCCCGAATTTCGATCCCGTCAAGCTGTCAACGGACGTTGCCAATCTCTGCAAGGAAGTTGCCGATATTCAGGCGATGATTACCGGCAAGGAAGGCTTTAAGATTTCCGAAGTTGTGGAAGCCGTTGACGCTCTCGCGGAAGTCGCCGGGAATTTCGTTCCGCGCATTGCAGCGCTGGAAAATATGGTTGCTCCGCTTGTCCCTCTCATTCCGCTTCTGGAAAAGTTGCTTGCTGGCGAAAGCGCTGGCATTGGTGCAACGCAGACAGCGGGCGTTGTTATTCCCGCCGAAGAAATCGGCACGTTTTCCGATGGCGAAGCTGTCGCCCTTGAAAGCCGCGAACCCGTCGCGGAAATGAACCCCGCGCCCGGTCCCGGCGAAGCGGTACAGGAACAAAATTCCGACAAGCCGCAGGGAACCGCCTAACACACTTTATATAAGGGGTTGCTATGAGTGGCGAAGGCGAAAGCACAGAAGGCGCTATTGAAACAGCGGAAGCGATTGTTGCGGACGCTCAAGCGCAATCGGCAGAAGCGGCGGCACAGGCAGCGGCATCTGCCATTGCCCTTAGTGCTGGCGCTGCCGCAACTGCTGAATTAGCAGCGGCGGAACGTACAGCGGAAACAGAAAGGCGCGTTGGCGAAGTCCTGAATAATCAGGGCGATGCGGTAGCCGGGCTTATTACGAGGTTTGAGACATGGCAGACAGAAAGCGCTTCACGCTTGACGGCGGCGGAGAGCCGGGCGGAAACGGCGGAGAGAATGGCGGCGGAGAACAGCCAAACAATCCGGGAACTGGTGGAACGGTTGACCCCGCCGCCGCCTTCGGAGGAAGCGCCCCCACAGGAGACGGTGGAACCGCCACAGGAGAGACAGGAAAGCGGCGAAGGGGCCGCCCGCCAGGAAGCGGCAAGGCCAAGGCGCACACATCGTCTACTGTAGACCCCGCATCTGTCGAAGTCCTTTTGTTCAATGTCCATGCCATGCTTGCCGTTGCAACGGGCATGGACAAGCTGGCGATTAATCAGACGGAAGCCGGAACGCTGGCGCAAGCGGTTTGCCAAGTCCAACAGTATTACCCTACGCATATCAGCGCCAAGTCTATGGCTTGGGCCAATTTGATTATGGTTGCTGGTAGCGTCTATGGAAGCCGCGCCGTTGCGATTTGGGCAGACAATCAAGCGGACAAAAATTCTCCGCCAAGACCTAACGATAACGTCACGGTATTAAACCCGACACAGGACCGGCCTTTTAGGTGACAGATATTCGCCAACCAGATAATTCCCACAGGGTTTCTATTGTGGGACGGACGGGGACCGGCAAGACTACTGCCGGTCTTTTTCAATTATCTTTGCGCGATACGGTCTCTTTTCCTTGGATACTTTTTAATGCCAAGCGTGATCCGATTATAACGGAAATTTCGCGCATACCCCAAGTTGAACAAATCGGCTTCAAGGATAGGATTGGCAAGCGCGGTCTTTATATAATGTCCGGTCTCCCGTCTGATTTCAAATCGGATGCAATGGAAAGTTTCCTAGCCGCGATCCATGCGCGCGGCAAAGTTGGGCTGTACTTGGACGAAGGATATACATTCGATCCGCGTTCCGATGCGTTGAACAATATCTATACACAAGGGCGCTCTTTAAAAATCCCTGTGATAACGCTTTCGCAACGTCCCTCTTGGATTTCCCAATTCAGTTTTTCAGAAGCGGATTTCATACAGGCTTTTGATTTGAACCGTAGGGAAGACCAAAAGCGCGTTGAAGATTTTACGCCATTCAACATGAAAGAGCGCTTGCCAGACTATCACTCCCGATGGTATGACGTTGGGCGCAATAGTAGCTGTGTATTCAGTCCCGTTCCGCCCGCAGATACTATCCTAGACAATTTTGATTTCAACCTACGGCCACGTAGGCAAATCATTTAAGGCGGGGTTTAATATGGACGGGCATACTTTCCTTAGTTGGAACCTCCCCAACCTCCTTTCCGTTTGGATCATTCTCGCGCTTGGCGCGGCTTTGGTCATGGGCTTGAAGCAGCTTCACGAAGCCAACAACGGTTAGGCCAATGCTGAACACAGCATTATTGAAAAATCCCGCCAACTATATCGTTATCTGGACGATGGCGATTATTGGCTGGTTTCTTTTCCGTATCGTCCAACGTGGCCTTCCGGCCATTTCCACAGAAGAATAGGAGATAAGTCATGGCCGCGAAGCAGCAACAGCAGATGAACATTCAGGACGCGAACAATCTGGCCCGTGGCCTTATCGTTCGCCAGTCTGTGAAAATGACGCAAAACATTTTCTCACAGACGATCAATCCGCAGAGCGTGACACAGGTTCAAGTCCCGTTCCGCAATGTGGGCCTTGTCTTGGGCTTCTGGGTTGACATTGCGATTACCGCCGCCGATCCGACTTCTACCAACGTCTATTCGCTTACGGCCCTTGGGCCGGCGAACGTGGTGAAACAGTTTGTCCTTACGGACCTGAATAACAACGTCCGTATTCAGACAACTGGCTGGCATATGCACTTCGTCAATACGGCGAAGAAAGGCGCTCCCTTCTGTGTCGCCCGCACCAATACCAGCTATCCGATTTCCTACGGCGTGAATTGGACAACCGCTTTCGCCGCACAGGCGACAGTGACCAACGGCAATTTCGCTACCGCAATCACCTATATGCGCTATTGGGTTCCTTGCGCCTATTCCGACTTCGATTTGCGCGGCGCTATGTATATGAACGTGGTCAACGCCACGGCGTATCTGCAAATCAACATTACGCCCGGCGCGGAAGCGTTTGTTGCGACGGGCGCGGACCCGGTTGCTGCGGTCTATATTGCCACGACCGGAGCGCCAACCTCCAATTGGGGCACAAGCTGCACCATTAACGTCTATCAGGTTTATTATGACCAGCTTCCCGTTGGTCAGAATGGCGCGCCGGTTCTGCCGATTGTGGATTTGTCCACCATCTATGAACTGAAAAACACCACCTATACGGGCCTGTCCACTGGCCAGGATTTCCCGATCCCGTATTCCAACTTCCGCGACTTCCTGTCCACCTTCGCCATTTTCGACAATAACGGCACGTTGGACACAGGCCAGTTTACTCAGGCTTGGAAGTTGCAGAGCGCCAACTTCACGAACATTTTCAACATCAGCGCGAACCTTGCCGCCATTCAGGCACGGAACGAAATTCAGGACGATTTCCCCACGGGCGTCTATTACTTCCCGTCGCGGAACAAACCGATTTCGACCGTCCAGTACGGCAATATGGAATTGGTCTTGACCCCCACGGGCACGATCAATGCCGCCGCCAAGGTTCTTATCGGCTATGAAGACTTCTCGCTGGTGAATACGCTGGTTGGCGCTGCCTCCCTGAATACCGGCTGATAACCGGCGAACTGTCCGACTATTCGCAGCGACTTGCGGAACGGGGCGCGGCGAACTAATCCGGGGAGGTGGCGATCACCTCCCACCTCCCCGGAGACAGTTTCAAGAGGGAAACAGAAAAATGGGAAATGCGGCACAAGCGTTTAAGGACTTCTGGCAGCGTCCCTTTGACGCCAACGGGAGCGCGTTTCGCTGGTTCCTATTTTTCGGTCTCCTTATCGTTATTGCGATGGCGTGGGGCCAAATCATTCGTTTCATAGAGGAAGGCGTATAACATGAACATTCATCTTGGCCTTTTGGGCGCAATCGTCGTCTTGCTGGTTGGCTTCTATGTCGGGAAGAAATATCCCGGCCTGTTCGCCAGCGTCCCCGTGGTGAATTCGGTCCTGTAAATGCCGCAAACCAGCGTCATTTTCTTTTACCTCGCGGCGGGCTTCCTGATTTTCATAACCGCCCGTGGGGAATTGCCCCGGTATATGTCAGTCATTCTAGGCTGACATTATGGAGTATGTACGTTGCCTTATGCGCTTATCCTGTTTGGATTGCTCCTTACGATAGCGGGAGCGCGCGGCAAGCAAGGCGATTTGTTCGCCCTGCTTAAAGGCGATTTCACGGGCAACCGCTCCTTTATATGGTGGGCCTTATCCATTGTCGGGATTGGGGCGCTTGGTTATGTCCCCACCACCAAGAAACTTGCGAACACCTTCCTTGCTCTTGTCTTTATCGTCCTTATTCTCTCGAATAGGGGCGTATTCGCGCAATTTATCAGCGCGATAAAAACGGGACCATCGGCAGAGCCCGCAAATGACAACAGCCAAGCGAACCCGATTACCGGCGCGGGTGACGCTTTGAAGGCTGGAAAAGACCTTTTATCAAGCGCCCTTAACTTGGGCCAAGCGGCAGGAGTAGCATAATGGGCGGCAAGATTGGCGAACAGATTACCGTTATTGCAATCGCCATTATTGGCGTTGCGACGTTGGCAGTTGTCCTGTCAAGGAATTCCAATACAACCGGCGTAATTGGCGCGGCTGCACAGGGCTTTTCCCAAAGCCTTGCCGCTGCCCTGTCCCCGATCACAGGCAGCGGTTCGCTTGGTTCCTTCGGAGGTATCCACTAATGGGACACATTGGCGAACAGATTACGGCAATTCTTACCGCGATTGTTGGCGTTGCCATTGTCGCGGTTATTTTGTCGCGCAACTCCAATACCTCGCAAGTGATTTCCGCCGCCGCTGGTGGTTTCAGCGAAGCGCTTGGCGTTGCCGTCTCTCCCATTACCGGGAGTGGTGGGACGTTTGGTCCCATGACCGGCTTTGCTGGCGCTGGCTTCAACAGCGGCTTTAATTCCGGGCTTCCCATCCTCTAAAGGTTTTCGCCTATGCTGTATAATTATGTACGCAAGACGTTACCGGATGCGGGAGCGCAACAGTACGCCTTTATTCCGTCCATGATGAACCCTCTCTTTACGTTGCCGGGGCCGGGCACCCCTTACTCTTTTGTCTGGCGCGCAAGACAGCCGGAACAATTGTACTTCAACGGCGCACAAGTGCAGCAAGGTCTAGCGGGCGTTGTACAGGGCCAAATGGCGCTGCAAGGCTTGGTTGATACACGCGGCACGGCGGGAGCAACGGGCTAATGTTTCATCACGGTTGGGAATGGATCAAAGCGCATCCCGTGACTGTCGCCCTTATTCTTGGGGCGCTTGTCATTATATGGTTGGTCTCCGGTAGCGGTTCCAACCAGTCAAGCGGAACGGCTGTTGCCTCCGGTCCTTCGGACGCTGCGGTACAGGCCGGAACGGCGCTGTCCATTGCACAGCTACAAGCGGGCGTACAGGGCCAACAAATTTCCGCCCAATTGTCTGCCGTGAATACCAACGCGGCGGCGGGCGTGACTGTCGCCGGATTGCAAGCGGACGTTGCCAAATACCAGACGGAACAACAGGCCAACGTGGCGGGCGCTGGTATTCAGGCACAGCAAAACATACAGATTGCCGGTTTCCAGACGCAACAGGTTATCGCCCTTGCGAACAATGCCACGCAAGTTAGCCTTGCCCAAACTGCGGCGGACGTAGAGCAAACGCGGATTTCGTCCGTTGCGAGTATCTACAATGCCCCGTATCTGGCGCAAATGAACCTGTACGATAATCTGTCAAAGGGCGGCACGGACAAGGAAGGCCGCAACGGTCTTGTCCAATTGCTCTATGGTGCGGAGGGCACTAAAGGCTCTCAGCTTATCTTGCCGGGAGGTGTGGCGGCTGGTAGAGTTGGCTCTGCCGGTGGACAGCTTTTCGGTTCCAGTTTCGGCAATAGCAGCGCTGCGGGAGCGGTTGGCGGAGTTGCCAACTTCGCCGCGTCTCTTGTCGCATTGATTTAGGGGTACACATGAAAAACCCTTTCGGCAATCTCAGTCAAAAAGAGGTGCTGTATATTGCCGGTGCGGCTGCTTCTTTGATTGCTCTCGCTTTTGTCTTTTCGCGTGGGAAAATCGACCTTGGTGGGACTACCGTTCCCGGCGCGGTAAGCGATGCTCCCGCTGGCGGACTTGCCAGCACTAGCGGTTATAATCCGGGCTATACCAATTATAACTTTGGCCCTATCAATCCACAGCCGCTTGCCGATGGTAGCGCCCCGGAGAATTCCCCGGCTGGACATTGCGGCTGCTTCGCGCCGTCTCTATTCGGTTGCGCCGGTCCCTCGCAATTGGCGGATGGTACAGCGTCTTCCGATTTGACCAACTACCTCAATTATTTGCGGGACATAAACCCGAATTACCAGAAGCTTTATGCGACACAGCTACAAAGCTATGCCGCTTACTTCGCGGCTGGTTCTAAGTTTTCCGGTGGCGCTGCCCCGGTTGCTCTTGTCAATAATTGAGGTTTGATATGCGTTCCGTTGCCTATCTCCCCAACCAAATTGGCGGGCCTCCTTCAACCCCCAATTACTTTTTCAACAGCAGCGCGAACATTGCGCCTTCGTTTCACGTTGGCCCGCGCATGTATGGGGAAAACGGTTACGTTCCCCAACCGTTGACGTATACGGGCCAACCCGGCCCCGCCGATTTCCACAATACCACTCCGCCCGCTGGCGAACTTTCCACGGCCCCCGGTGGGCTTGCCGCTATGCTATCTTTTCCGCATCCCATTAGCATTGGCGGGCGCAACTTAGGATAAGGGCTGTGTCTCTTGGTTCCGACTATGAAGACGCGGTACGTTCTGGTAATACGCAGCTAGCGAATTACCTAGCGCAAGCATTGGCGGCAAACGCTGGAATAAATATCAACACTAATCAAGTCACAGCGGCCCCGGCTTCGATGCTTCCACAAACGCCCATGTATTCTAGCGCCAGTAGTTCGCTGAATATCCCCAAAGGGTTTCTTGATCCCGGCCAACCGGACGCTAGCAATCCTAACGCCCTTACATGGTCAAACGCTCTTGGCGCATTGGCGCAAGGCTTTACAAATCCATTCGATACGTTCTTTGGCAATCAAGACGAGCAACGCGCCGGGGCCGCTAGCAAAGCCGCCACAGCGGCGGGCGTTGGCGATACCGTTGCCAGCGTTGGCAGCTTACTGAAAATCGTTACAGACGTTCCGCGCATGGTGACAATTTTTATAGGCTTGATCCTATTGATTGCGGGCCTGTTCATGCTCGGTAATAAGACCATAGTTGCTGCGGTGGAAGCAACAAGAGCATGAACCCTGAATGGGCCGGTGTCCTTATAACCGTTATTGGATTTGTCGGAACGCTCTTTAATGTGTGGATCACAACGCGCATAAAAGCGGACATATCCGAAATGAAAATGTGGTGTATGAATACGTTCGTCCAAGAAAAGCAAATGCCAACTTATATGGACGCTGTAGCGAACAAAATTCGCGTTGAATTATCTGAAAATCGGATCAACCACTAAGGAGTAAAGCCCATGCGTCTTTTCAAATCGTTTCTTGCCGCTTCCGTTCTGTCTCTCAGCCTGTCGGCTTGTGCTACCTTTGGCAATACGCCACAGGAACAGCTTAACGGCGCAAAGTTCGCGTTCAATACGGCGGTTGCCGTTTACAACACGATTTGCGCCGGGCGCTCCGCTCCCGCAAGCTGCACCGATCCAAAGTCCGTTGCGGCGGAAAACGCGGCGAAAGATTTGTTCGCCAATGCGTTGGCGGCTGCTCAAGCGTCCATTGAAGCGGGCAAGCCGGATAAGGACGCGCTTGTTGCGGCGACTTTAAGCGCGGTTGTGATTATCGAAAACCTTGTTGCCGATCTGCGAGAGCAACAGGCTACGAAACCAGCCACGCAATAACGAACGTCAATATCGCGGCAATCCAAAGAATATCTTTGGGACGGAAAATCAAAAACATCGCTTTTACTCCCGATCTAGGAACGCTTGTGCGCCCGGCTGGTTAATGCTATACAGCTTGTGCCGGTGTCGCCT